TTTCTCTGCCTTCTATTTTTTCAGGAGGTGTAAGAACTGGGGATTCTTTCTCCAGTTTGAGTATTTTAGTTTTTGTAAGTTGACCAAAAGGAGGGTTTTGTAGTTCGAATAAACTAGCCATAATTAATTACCTCTAGTCTTGTGTGGAAATGTTGGTAGCTCTTACGATACCAATATTTTTTGTTTCGTAAACTTTCGACCAGTTGCCTACGGTTTCTAAAACTGAACGTGTTGGGTTGCTATCAGTAACCGCCCACTTAGTACCAACAGGGTGGTAGCAATAGTGAAGGTCAATAGCCATAGCGTCAGATTTAGCAAGAATATCTCTATCAGTTTCAGTTGTTAGACCGGCTTGTTCGCCACTAGCAACGGCTCCCTGAGTAAAGAAGTAAGATGCATATTCAGTAGATGCTCCGCTTCCTACAGTTTGAACGTCATCGGAAACGATAACTCTTAAACCGCAGTATGTAGGAACTGTATTTTCTCCGCCGTAAGCAGGGGCAATACTACCACCGGATGCTGTAGCTGAACCGCCGTTACCGTCGGAAGCTAAAACATAATCAACTAATCTTCGTTCTACTAAGTCATAATAAACAGCACTATGGACGCAAACGGCTGTTAACTTGTCACCTTGATCTCCTAAAAGAGCTTTTGCCTTCGCAACGTGGCGAGGACTTAAAACTGTAGGAGTATCGCCAGAACCGCCGTCGATAGTTAATTCGAATAAAGCAGCACTAGAAGTCGTTGTATTAACAGAACCAAAAACACCACCCAAGCAAGAAAGCAAATCTTTCTGTCTTTGGTTAGCGATAAATGCTCCTATTTTTTGGCCAATAGCAGCCATTGGGTCAGCACCCGCAGCCATAGCTGCTAAATCTCTTGATTCGAATGCTTTTCCTCTATGTAGGATTACTCCTACTTGTTTTCCAGTACCAATCTTAGAAGGCGAAAGTGATGAAGAATCTGATAAAACTTCAAAGTCGCCTGTTAAGTTAGCATTGAAAAAAGGTATATTGACGAAATCCCCACCTTCGGTAGCGTTAAGCTCCGCCATCGGTGCGACCACACCGCTAGCAAGAAAACTATCTCTAAGAGTAGTCTGCTGAATAACGTAAGGAGTAAAAACCTCTGGGATGATAACGTCACTTCTTAAAACAGCCATTTTTTAAATAAAGCCTAAAGTGTACGGTGTGGGCGTAACCCTAAATATCTGCGTAACAGAATTTATCTAATATTCTAGCGAGATTCTGCAATATTTCGCAACTTTTGCCATGTTTCTACACCATAAACCTTTGCAATTCTCGACTGTTCAGTAATATTTTCGCTATTTTTTAAAAAAGGCTTCAACATTTCTTCGCTGAAATTACCAGTATTTGTAGGCTTCGAGATAGGTGCTCCCGTTCCACTTATGATTTTTGTTTTCAACAAATAAGGTTTTTCTTTTTCTAATTTATTTTTTACATAATCCGCTACGGGGATATGTTCATAACCGTCTACTATTACGGGCATACCGTCTTTATTTTGTATTTGATCTTTAGGAACTAAATTATTTAAAACCAGTTCGGGGTCATGTGTTATTTCGCTTAATGCCTGTAAAGCGGGAGTAATTAGTTCCAGTTCCCTAATACGTTTTTGCTGCTCATCTATTTTTGCTTTATCTTCGGCGGAGCGTTCTCTATACTGCTTTTCTAAAGCCGTAGTCGCTTCGGTGTACTTACCTTTTCTTTCTAGATCTTCTTGTTCGCTTTTTTGTTTGAAAGCTAAAAGAGAGTCGTAATCTTCAGGGATTACTTTTTCTTTCTTTTGTAATTTTCCTATAAGCTCGTAATTTTTAGCTTCTAACTTTTTAACGGAATCTCTAAGAACGTTTAATTCTTCGTTGTTAGGTGAAGGGGGCGTAACCACCTCTTTGTTTTCATCAGCCATAAAGACGTAATCTTTGTATATATATTAGTTATACTACCATTTAACTTTATCTGCCCAAAAAGCTGCACTTGTTTTTCCTTTAGCAATATTTTTAGCGTGTCTTGCTTTAAAACTTTTTCGTTTTGCTTTATCTGCATCCGACTCTCCTTTACGGGGAGGTTTTGTTCTTGCTCCTTGCATACCGAAACGGATTAATTTAAAACCGGTTCCTTGTTTTATAACAACAGCGTGTGACTTACCACTTTTATGGTTAGGGGTTCTTATAGGTTTATCGACGCCCGAAAACGTATGGCCACCCCTTGTAATTGCCATTACTTTTTCTTTTTAGGTGCTGCTTTTAATTCTGATCTTTTTTTTAATACTTTATTACCAGTAGATTCAGAAATAATTCTTACGACGGGATCATCTTTACTCCCGACCCTTGTTACAGTACCTCCGGACGGTCCTTTAATAGATGCTCTTTTACCTCCACTTCCGGTAACTTTACCAAAAGTTCTTTTCCCTCCATACATCCAACTAACCCTAGAACCTTTTTTCATTTCTTACCGCCTTTTTTTACCTTTTTCTTTTTCTTAGGTGGTCTTCCTACTTTAGAACCATAGGTTCCTTTTCCCATTGGCATGATAATTTAGGCAACTGCACTTATTATATCTTTTAATTTGCTTTTGGATATTTATTTACTAAATCTTTTAGACTTAATTCTGTCCCGTCATCCCTAATAATAAGCCGCAAAGCCTCTCTAGGACTCTTTTTCTTTTTATCTATTAAATAATTAAAAAACTTTTTTTTGTTACCTAAAGTCTTAGTTTGTATTGCCGGATTATCTTTTAACCAAGTACCGTAATTAGTATTTTGGGGAACTCTACCCGTAGCACTAGGTCTAGTGTCGGGAAACTTTTTTTCTAGCTCATCATCATCAAGTACCGGTACGGTAGTAGAACGACAATTAAAATGTTGGGGAGGAATAGGTCCCTTATTATATTCGAAGATCTGACCATCCAAAGAAGCACAAATTAAACTTGTTCTAGAATCTAAAGTAGCAACGTATTGATATTTTGCCGTTATATCGGAGTTTGCCTGATATACAGATTGACTAGCAGCGTTTTGTACTTGATTAACCGTTGTTCTTACAACCGCCATAACTTGGTTATTTGCTAATTTAGTTCCGGTTCCGCCCGCTAGTCTTTGAGCTTTTGCCGTCATTTCTTGATTAGCTCCAAATCGTAATCTACCCCGCAACCTTCTACCTATTTTTGACATAGATTCGCCTTCCGTAATTCCTATTCTTACTTGGCTAGTAATAAGATCAGCTTGCGAATCTGCTATACCCCTAAAAGCTTTTTCTACAACGGCACCATTAGGTAAGGTTATTTGGGAACCTTTTAAAGCAGTTAAGCTAAACCCTCTTTGAACTGCGGGTTCTAATTGGTTAGGGAGATTTAAAATATTAATACGAGTAGGGTCTGTAGTTACTACGGAACGTGCAAAATCAGGACTTACGGAAACTACATTAATAGGAATATCGCCACTAGGAAATACTTTTCTAAGTTCGCTAGCTACAAAGTCGGTCTGAAATATAGCTAAACTATTTAGTTGTTCGACCATTACAGCGGTGCTACTACCCGACCAAGTTTCTAGGCTATCTTTCATAGTCGCTAACATAGCTCTTATTCTTGCAACGGTAGCCGGTGCCGTTACTTCATCTATAACCGCTAATTGGTTTGTTAAATCTAAAATTACATCGTTATAGTTAGTTATTATTTCACGAGCAACTCTATTACTAAACCTATTAAGGTCTATGGTTTCACGATAAAAACTTTCGGGAACTGACATTTATTAACTAGCATCATCTTCGGGTTCGGGACTTATTTCTTGTTCATCTGGGTCGGCTTCTACTTTAGGTGTCGCCATACTTATAAGTCCTCCGGCTTCCGTAGCTTCTAGTTCTTCTTCTACATCGAACTCATCTCCCAATACTTCGCCCTCGGTTAATTGTTCTAATAATGTTTTTTGGGTTATAGAACCGGAAGTATAGAGTTGTAAATATGCTTGTATTTCTGTCGGCTCTAATCTCTGAGATAAGAAGTCTCTATTAACAAAACAACTACCGGCTTCGCTTCCTAGATAACTAGCGTGAAACTGTAAACAGTTATCTATCATATCTTGCATTTGCTGTGCAACGACCATCATTGTTGAGTCGCCTTGCGAACGATCTATTTTTTTGCTTTCCGCTGTTTCAGCTGATAATTTTTGTCCTAATACGGCAGCTAATCCAAGCTCGTTTATTTGGTTTTCTAGCCTATCTAACCTTTTAAACTGAGCCTCGTAGCTTTTTCCCGCAGGTTCTATATACTCTGCCCGTCCGTCGGGTGGAAACGCTATAGCCTCCCCAGGTCCAGCCGAAACCTCTTCCGCCGCTTGTGAAAAGCCATAAAAGGCTAACATTGGAACGGCTGATATATGTAATTGGTTATCTAAATCACTTTGTATTTGGTATGCTTTTAAATTTAATTCCGCTATATCGGACATCGGAGGTCTAGATTCTAATAAATTAAGGCGATTAGAATAGGCTACGGAAAAAGGAATACGGTTAAGAGGATTAGTACCCTCTTCATGCAAAATAAATTTACCTTTTTTATCTTTACGGTGTATTTCAAAATTAGTCGGAGTAAGTAACCTAACTTGCTCTGTTATCTTTTCTCCATAAAGTCCATCCGGTTCAGATACTTTTTCTAGTAATCTAAGTTGCGTAAATTTTAATTGGCCATCTATCATTTCAGTCCGCCACCCTAAAATATCCCTTGGAGTATAAGTAACCCAATAAAGTCTACCGCTTTCTCCGGAAGCAGGGGCATCTACTAAAACTCCTATATGGCCATAACGTATCATCTTACGGGCAGTCTCATAAGTCCAAACATTTAAATCATTACCCATTAAATCAACATCAAATAATTGGGTTCTTATATCATCGCTTGTATCATTTAGCCTTACTGGTTTTCTAGTAAGCATACCGGCTAGCATTCTTTCCAAACGTATATAGTAAGGCGGGCAAACAGTTCGAGCCAAACGGTTATCATAACTTTCATCTAACTCTCTCGGCTCTTGCATTAAATATTTTCTATGTTTAGAACGCATCTGATATGTTCCGCCTAATAAATCCTCTATTAATATCCAATGTGGCTCTTGCTCAAACCAAGTGCTATTAGGGTCGTTTATTTCTACTCCTCTACTGCCCCCTGTTTGCCTGTTGTAATGACTATAGCCTGAGTACACTTTTTTACTCCGTTGTTTGTTTTAATAGTAGACAATAATTTTAATAAAGCCTAATTCCTGTTTTACGTCCAGCCGACATGTGTAAGGGATTAAACAAACGCCAAGTAATGTATCCTAGAGCGTCGTTCATGTGGTCATAACCGGCGTCCTTATCAGGCTCGCCTTTCTCATTATAACTTTGAAGCTCTAAACACTCTATTAGTTTTATAGCTTTTTTACTTATCATCATTTTGCTTTCCCCTTTACCGTTTAAAAACATTCCTTGCACCGAGTTTACTCTATCTCTTACGGCAGGGTTGGAAAGTGCTGATTGATTTATAAACCCGTAACTTTCGAGAATTTGGATGTCGGTTCTCGTAGCATTTGTACTTCGGTTTCCGCCTGAAGCGTCAGGGTAGATATATATTTTATTAAACGGATACCTCCCTTTAATTTCTTTGGCGATACTATCGGTGTCGTGACTTTTAGCGATTTCATCTATAACCATAAATTTATTTCCAACCGCTATACCAATTACTGCGTTCATGTTTCCAATATTAAAATCTATCCCAACTCGGATAGGCTCGTTTTCATCAACAAAAGGGTCATTTTTTAAAACGTGTATATTTCGATCAAACTTATCGTAAACTTGTCCGGTGGTTAAATTGCAGAAGTTACCATTTAGATAAGCTTGGATAAGTTGCGGTGGATAGTTTTCTAGTAATGAATCAATAAATCCTTCCGGAAGATAAGGATTATCGGCAGTTTTAGCTTTTATTAGCCTTGTATCTTCTTTAGCGTTCTTTTCAAAGGTATCGAACGCCCAAGAATGACCTTCGGGAGTAGTAGTAGCGTAAAACTGTTGGACATTACCCGATCTAAGTCTAGCAAGTGCCATGTTCATCGCTTGTTCGGCATCCCGTTTGTTAACAGTATCGGCTTCATCAAAACCAACGGCACATAAGTTTTGGCCACGTAACCTTTGGTAGGTAAGAATCGTTCTTAACAGGATAGTATGTACGCCTTCTTTAAATTGAAGTTGATATTCGGGCAAAGGACTCGCTCTAAAAGTAAAAGGTATTTCCCATTCTTCTAAAAGTTCATTCATAGTACGCATAAGAATATCCCTTAACATGGGAGCCGTCGGTTCAAATATTGCACTTATACAACCAACGTTCATAGATGCCATAATTATACTTTTACTAACTAAGGCGTAAGTCTTACCGGCACCAAAACCACAAACTAGAGCTAGTTTTCTATGTTCTATATCCTCACAAAACTTAAGTTGGTGCGGCAATAAATCTTTAGTTATCTTTTTTTGCGTATCTATAGCAGAGGGAACTTCATATAAACCTTCGCCATGCAAAATATTTCCTTTAACCCTTTGGCAAATACTCATGAAACGAGAGCGGCTAAACGAGCCATAGAATTTACGGCTCCTAATGCTATATGTAGTTGGCCTGTTCTTCTTGCTTCCATGTGTATAGATGAATATTGACTTAAGATTCTCGCCATCATATCCGGTCTTTCTATATCCCAATCAGCCTTAAATTGTTCCCTCACTTTCATTAGATAACGGTCTACGGTTCTTTCTGAAACCCCCCAGTTCTCCGCCGCAAATCGTATGCAATCTGATCGCTTTCCTCCGTTAGCAATAATCCTTCCGCACCTTGCTACTCGTAGTTCTACTTCTGCTTGGGTAGTTTTATCAGCCGCCAAAGTTAAAATAATATTTATTAATAGAGTAGCTTATTAAATAAAAAAAAATTATATTTCTACGTTTTCTTCTTCGAAAGCGGCGGGATCTGCAAATTCACATTCCCCACATTTAGCGGTAGCCAATACTGGATCTCCTTTTACAAAAACTAAAATATTTTGATGAGTTTTCCCTAGTTTACGTGATTTAGTAAAACCGTTACCGCAACGCAGAGGTAAGCTGCCGACCATAGTTACAAGGATTGCTTCGTTATAAAAACTTAAACCGGCTTTTATAAAAGCTTCTATAGTTTCGCCGACAAAATTATAATAAGTACCGTCTTTTTTTCTTACTTCTCCTACTACAAAAGCTGCAAAACTATTATCGTTAAGTAAATCGCAACTTTTTTTAATAATCTCGGCATAATTTTCTTTAAACGCTCCAAAATCCATATTAGAAAGGTCGTTAGGGTCTTTGCTATATACCTCTAGATCGACATATGGCGGACATGAAAAGATAAGGTCAGCTTTTTCTACTACTAAATTATCTATATTTTGGCTGTTACCAGAAATCCAAATTGGTCTTTCGCACGTACTTTCTAGAATATCCTCGCCCTGCTGAATATTAGCTTCTACTTGTTCTTTTCTTAGATCAATGCCAATATATTTTCTACCTAAAGTTGCGGCTACTATACCTCTTACACTTCCGCCAGCGAAAGGGTCTAATATTACAGCATTAGGATTACTAAACCATCTATAGATTAATTCTGAGATAACTGGGTCGAATACAGAAGTAGAACCACCGGCTTGCATTATTCTTTTACCAACATCCCCTTTACTAATAGAATAAGTAAGTTCTTCATCCCTACCTACTTCAGATTTTATTCCTAGTTCTAGCCAAAGTTTCTTTCTATTTTGCCACCAACCTTCACGAGCATTTAGGACGCTAAAAGGAGGAACGCCAAACTTTTCTTTAAGAATACCGCTTGCTTCCCTTTTAGGCTTTTCGGATAGATCATTAAGGTCTTTATTATCAAACCAATCGGAAATATCATGCTCTTCGGATAACATTTGGAGCATTTCGTCATCCCATTCGGAAAGATCACTAGAACGGTTATCGGCTAAAGCTAAACCAACTTTTTCATCTTCGGTTAGTCCGGTTCTTTTAACGGCAATAATTTCCCGACCATCGGTTTCTATTACCCTTACATTTTCTAAACCAGCTTTTTTTGCACCTTCTATAGTACCGTTTCCGGCTAGTATTCTATTTTCTTCATCTATAACTATAGAACGAGCGGCTCCAAATTTTTCTAAAGACTTTTGTATTAAGGAAGAAGAGCGATCTGTTCTTTTACGTGCGTTCTTGTGATCGCTTTTTAAATCATTAATTTTAGTCATTTAGTAAAAGTAAACATATTATCTATCTTACCTAAGTCTTCTTTTACGACCTGAATATAATAAGGCGTTTCTACTTCTTCTCCTTTAGCTCTTTTATTCCTTAATAAATTTATTTCTTTAGCGGTAGCTTCCCACGAAGCTTTTCTATCTATATGAATCTGGCGTATTTTTTCTTTTTCTAACGAAAACCCTAGAGATTGCATTTCCCCTCTAAAATTTTGTACTTGCCTAATATTACCGTTATTTTCACGAAAACCAGAAGAATCTTCCGTACCATAAGCGGCGTCACAATGACAAATAATAGCTAAGTCTTGGCCGCCGTTTATTTTTCCATTAGCGGTTCTATCATAATCGGGTATGTATTTATTAATTGCCTTATCGCTATTAGCTACTATTCCGGAATCGTTACAAGCAAAACAAGTAACTTTAGGAACGTAAAATGTAGAGTCTTTGTCTACTGCGGTTCTTCTATAAAACATAATTTAGGGGTTAGAAAGGTAAATCGTTCGGATTATCTTTTTCCGAAGGTTTTCTAACAATAGCGTCTTTTTTAGCAAGTGCCAACTCCAAAAACTGCTCATATTGCCCGTTTTTAATCCATCTAAAACAATCAGGAAACATTGGAACCCAGTTTCCGCCCCTATTTAATTTATTACGTTCTTTTATATCTAACTCTAAACAATAAATAAGTCTTTCTTTTACTTCATTAGTAAGCTTTTTCCATTCGGCGGATGCAAGCTTTTTAGATTGGCTAACCGACTTAGTAAAATTCATTTTAGTGTATTTAAGCCAAAACTCGTTAAAGGCTTCAGAATATTCTTTTTTATTTTTTTTATCTAGTTTATTTGTATCTAGTTTTATTGTATCTAGTTTGGGTGCAGCATTTGCTATGGGGGGATGCAAGGTTTGCATAGGGGGCATAGCATTTGGTGCAGGGGTGCAGGATTTGCTACGCCTATCGATACTGGGTTCTGGAACATTAGCAAGGTGCCAAACGGTTACTTTATATAAATTAGAACTTTGCTCTCCGTTATTTCCGGTTTGGTAAAATCGCTCTAAATATCCTAAAGCGACTAATTGGTTTACAACGTACTGAGCGGTTCTTTTACTAATGCAAGAAAACTTAGCTATAGAGGATAAAGAAGGGTAACAAGTTTGATCGTCTTTACTGGCATAACTTTGTATAACCCATAAAACGGCTAGTTGATTCGGTTGTAGTTTACCTCTAAGATTAGTTGGCAAAGCTGTGAAGGGATAACCCTGTGGATTAAATGACATCTTATAGTTTCAACGTTGATGGAATAGAACCCGCTCCGCAAGGGAGTAAAAGTTATATGGGGAAAAGTCGTTTTGGAAAAGCTCTCCTAATAGAGAGTTGTTCGAGAGTAAAAACATGGCGGGGGCTGGTTAATAAAGTTGCTCGGACATTTATTAAAACTCCTATCGAAGGTGCTTGCGAGGTTAAGTTAGTATTCAAACTTATACGGCGGAAATCTGATTTTAACAGTAAAGGAGAGGTAAAAAAGAACGCTCCCAAGCATTACTTAGTAAAAAGAAACGATTTAGATAAGTTGGTTCGCTCTACTCTAGACGCACTTAGCGGGGTTGCCTACTTAGATGATTGCCAAGTAATAAAAGTATCTGCTTCTAAAAAATATGCAAATTATGGAGAGATCGGTGCGGAAGTATTTATACAAACAATAGATTAATCAGGGTATAGATCAGCCCCCTGCGATATGACCACCGCAAACTGCCCTGCCTTACAGCTTTCAGCCCTCCGTGTGTACCAACGGGCATCAGGCTCCCTGATTATTTTAATTATACTACTTAGTAAAAAAAAAGCTGCCCCGTTAAGAGCAGCGTGTAATTAATCCCATTCTATAGAACTTTGTAATTCTCTAAAAGAGTGAACGAAAAAGGCTCCGCCCATAGCTTCGGTTACAGGATTATAAACATTAGAAGAAATACAAATATAATATTTGATTTCGCCATCATGTTCTTCTTCAACGATGTCGTCGATTTTTTTGTGGCGTAATGCCTCTTTCCATGATCTAGGAGTCATAATATTTAGGGTAAAGAGAAGCCCCCCGAAAGGGGCATATTTTTATAAGTAAAGCATTCCGTCATCGGGGTCGATGGGGAAGCTTTCGTGGCCTTCGCCGAGTTTGTTTAGCTTTTTAATTGCACTCCTAAAAGCTCGTTTATAATTACCAAATTCTTTTTTGGTCATTTCTTCGAACTCTACGAGGTCAGCTAAACCTTGCATGATTGTGTTTCCATTAACCATATCGTGAAGAATTTCCAGATCGTAATTGTCTAATTCGTCTGAAATTTCTTTTTTGATTTCGATACACCAACTAAGGTGTGAAGCTTTACCATCTATAAAATCGTAATCCCAGTCATAAGTCTGATTTAAGCAATCAGCTATACAATCAGGAGGCCGATCAGCAAGAAGTTCGGCTTCGAGTTTCGTGAATTTAATCATGTTATTAAATTGTCTAGTTGCGGGGCGAGGATCTCTCCTCCATTCAACAATAACATACTTTAGCTTAATTACTACCCCCTCTGTACCACTTTAACAAGAGGCCATTATTACTGGCGGTAGTATTAAGGCTAAGTTATTGTATGTACATACGAGGCAGAGATGCCCACCCTTTAAAAAACAAATGACTGAGACTTACGAGATGACTGAAAAGGAAGCAAAGCTTGCTGAATGCGGCGAGATCTGTTTCGATGATTTCCAAGACCCGACTTTAGGTTATTACAACGTAGACGGCGACCCTGCTTTACTTTGTTTTACTTTAAAGCAAGCTTTAGAAACAACCGACTTTACAAAACATCAGATAGCCGGACTAATAGGTAGCCTAGAAGAAAAAGGCATACTTTGGATAGAGCATAGAGACCACCAATGGGAAGGACCCGATTTATTTTGGTTAAGCGAGAACTTCTGTAACTGGTTAGCCACAAAAAACCAAAAGAAGGAGGCAGTAAAATGAATTTCAAGCACCACCAATTAGTAGAAATTTACTCAGCACTCAAGGAGGGGAGTTGGGTAAACATCGAAACAAGAGACGAACTAATTAAAAGACTCGAAGAGTACATGATTAGGGTAGCTATGCACAACGATTTTGAAGTAAAACAAAAGGAGGCAAACTAATATGAATCAAAAGGAGTACCACGAGGCGTTAGGTAGGTTAAGCGATCAGTACATGTTCGACGAAACTATGACCAACGCCGAGTATCTCCGCCGAAAAAATTTAATCGAAACAACTTATTTAAAAACAATTTACAAAAAACAATGAAACTCTTTACTAAAGAAATCTTAAAAAAACTCCCTGCTTTGTATACACAAACAGCACATGATAACCCCGAAGAAGAAATGGTTTTCCATGTAAAACTATTTACTCCGGATAGTAACTGGACTTGGTTTATTGCCGAATACGACCCCGAAAAAGAAATAGCTTGGGGATACGTAATGGGACATGAAAACGAGTTTGGAACTATAGACATTAAAGAACTTAAAGAAGTTCGAGGACCCTTTGGTTTACCTATAGAACGAGACATTTCTTTCGACTCTATTAAGGAAAAGCAACTTATGGAAGAAATAGAAAGAGGGGTTGCTTAATGAACATGACTAAAAAAGAGGCGATGAAATTATTCGCCTTTATTTATAAAATTAAAGCTATCCAACTTGGTTATAGGAAAAGCGATTACACCGCAAAACGTACCGAGTGGAATGATTATACAGATGCACTTTGCAAGGACGGTTTAATAACAACGAAACAATATCAAAACTGGGGGCAGCCTTACTAATGGAATATTTTGTATTACTAGGCGGCGAATGGGTTCAAAACTATAAAAATAGAAGCACAGATATGGAAAAACAATGTAGCTTCTTTCTTTCATTTAAAAGCGAACCTTCTATAAAAAGGTTAAAAGAAATATTTTTAGATCTCTATAAAAAAGAAAAAAGAGTTAAATGGGATAGTGAAATTAATAATGAAAACGCTGTTGAGCTTTGCACTATTATTAGATCAAAAGCAAAAATGGAGGTCGTAGATATATGACTTTTTATAATACTATTGGCGAAAATTTAAGCGAGTTAGAAGAATCTATTGCTAAATGCAAAACCCAAGAAAGTAAAATTATTAAATGCTTTCATTATTACGAAACTAGCTTAAGTCCTTCTATGGTTTTAAATATGACCAAACTTAGATGTCCTTTAACCTCTATAAGACGAGCGATGACTAATTTATCTAACGAAGGTAAGCTAGTTAAAACCGATAAACAAGTTAAGGGTTTATATGGTAAAAGGGAGCATCTTTGGTGCTTACCTAAAGAACCGGAAACCTTTACTCAATCAACTTTATCCTTTTAAAATTATGCAACTAGACCCCGAATCAGCTTTATCTCTTAACTCCTTAAAAGGAGCCTTTGTTCATAAAACAGTAAAAAAAGGGATGAAAGAAGAAAACTATCGTATTTATGATTTCTATGTAGATGTAGAACCCTCTTGGGATGATAAGAAAGATGAACTTTCAGGCTTTGAACTAAGTAATATATGCGTCACTTTAGTTCCTCTAGAAAACGGCAAACTTTATAAAGATAAGATGATTGGTAGAAGTTGGGAAGATGTAAAAGACTATAACATTCAATTATCGGGTGGTTTTCCCAACGAATTTAGCGATGAAATAGAATGAATAATAAACTAACTAAAAAGCGAAAGCTAATAGAAGCACTTAAAAAAGAGGTAGAAAAGACACGTAAATTCCAAGAAAATTTTAAAAAAAACGTTCCGGATGAAAATAATATAAAAGCTGGCGATTTAGGATATATGAACGGAGTATTCGAGAAGATGAAATTAGAACACGAAAGCATATTACAACTCTATTACGACTATAAAGAAGTTAATTAAAGGGGTAGCATATAAGCTAATTATCCTGTATAATTGTTGCATAGGCGAGAGCCACTACCCCCTTTAAAAAATGTTTGCTTTTAGAACACACGACTTAGTTAGAGAGATCGAAACTGAGTTAGGCGGCGAGTTAACTGCTTACCATCAGTACATTATTAACTGCGAAGTAAAAAAATTATTTCCTAACGGCGTTATTCCTACCGAGCAAATAGAAGAGGTAACTGGCGTTATAATGCAAAAGATTTTTTAATTGTTACCAACCCTTAACAAGGGGGTAGCGTTACGGCTAACTATCCTCTATAATTCAAGTACAGGCAAGAGATTGCCACCCATCTAAAACAAATGACAGAACTTAAACAGCAAATCGAGGCTACCAAACTAAAGCTAGAAGAAGCCCAAACTAATTACGCCTTTGCGATAGCAGCTAACCGCCTTCATGAGGTTCCTAAGTTTCGTGGTTTAGTTAGAAAGTACACTAAGCAGATTAGAAACTTAGTTATATTACGTTGCGACTTAGGAGAGGTTTAGTAATGAAACATTTTCTTTTATACATAGCGGTTGGAGGCATACTTCTTACTGCTTTCGATAACTCATTTACTAAGATGACTATCGCAGATTGTAACGCCGGTATCGAAGCCGCTTGTAAGGAGCTAAAAAAATGAAAACTATTAAAGAAATTATTACTAGATTAAATTATCTAGAAAAAAATGGAAAACAAATCCAAAAAGAAAGAGGAGACTATTACTGGTTACAAGAAATTGCTAAATGGGAAAGTTTATTCTGTAACCACCCTGATGCAGATAAAACAAGGCATTCAGACACGTCTGAATATATAAAACTAGAAATGATTAAAGAGGAGCTAAACAAATGACTTTTACAATGCCTTTTTCCCAAAACGAAACGCAGCATCTTATCTATTTACTTAACTGCGAATATAGAAAAAAAAGAGAGCTTAGAGAAAAAATGCTTTCTAATATTTATAAAAGCTTTAAATATCCTAAAGTTCTAAACCTAGAACAAGAGTTAGATCATTTAAAAGATGAGCTAGTAGCAAATCAGCTATTAGTACATAAACTAGATGACCACCTTACCGACTTAAGAAGAGGACACACTTTAGAAAACCTAGAGGAGTTAGAAGAGCCTAGCTTCTTAGGTTCGGAGGCTACTCGCCACCTAAAACTATTAACAACAAAACCACAAAATGAAACAGACTAAAGGAGTTATTACTCCGGCGGCTACTTACCACGCCGACCCCGCATATTCCGCAACGGATATGAAAGTATTTCATAAAGCTTGCCCCGAAGTTTTCTTTAAATATAAATATGGAAGCGAAGAGTTCGAACATCCAACCGCAGTTAAAACTGCATTTAGAAACGGCGAACTTTGCCACGCTTTTACCCTAGAACCCGATAGAGCAAAAGTTGCTTATGGCGTATGCGGCAAACAAAATACTAAAGCCGGTAAAATACAGGCCGAAGAAATGATTGCTAAAGGGATAGAACCAATTACGGCTACTGAATACGACTTGGCTTCTAACGTAGCTAACGCCGTTCGCAAACATTCCGTAGCATCAAAACTTCTAAGCGGCGGCCAACCCGAACTTAGTTTTTGGAAAGATGACCCTAAAACAGGTTTATCTTGTAAAGCTAGAGCCGATTATATTAACGGCGATACTTTAGTAGATCTAAAAACTACAGGAGAGGGCGGAGCGGAACCCGATACTTTTTCTAGATCGGTTGCCCGCTTTTTATACCATATACAAGCGGCACATTATTTAGAAGTTACCGGAGCAAAGAAATTTGTTTTTGTAGCAGTAGAGAAAGTATTTCCTTTTGCCGTTAGCGTAACCGAACTAGATGCCGATGCTCTTGCTTTTGGTTTAGAGCTACGCAACCAAGCCTTACAAGGCATAAGCCAATGCCATACCGATAGCTACTGGCCAAGCTATACCGAAAAAATTACAACCATAAGCCTACCTAAATGGGCAACTTATTAAAATTATGACTTTTACAGAAAAACAAATCGAGATGCTCAACGAGCCTATTCTCGCAAAAAACGTTAAAGAAAGGGACGGTAATCGAGCCGGTACTTTCCAATTATCTTATGTAGAAGGTTGGCACGTTATAGACGAAGCTAATCGCATATTTGGTTTTGGCGGATGGAGTTGCGAAACTTTAGAAACTACTTGCGTTAACAACGAACCCGAAGCCGTTACATATATCGCCAAAGTTAGAGTAACCGTTGGGGATGTAATAAGAGAAGGAACCGGAGCGGGGCATGGTAACACTAGGCAAGGTTTAGGAAATAACCACGAAGCCGCTATAAAAGAAGCCGAAACCGACGCTCGTAAAAGAGCATTTATGCAGTTTGGAAACCAGTTTGGACTTTCGCTTTATAACGGCAAAGATAAATCTTGGAAAAACAACAAGCCGCAGCCAGTTATTAATAAAGGCGAGGTTATAGAAACTTTGCGTGAGCAAGTTACAGCCGAACCTACACCACCCGATACGGAGGCGACTTACGAGTTAGCCGTTACCGCTATAAAAAAAGCTAGAACTGTAGATACGCTAGAAGGCTACAAAAAAGATATAGCGGATAGATTTAAAAACGGGAAGCTCACCCAATACCAAAAAATCGAACTAGAGCGTTTACTTATTACTAAACAAATGAACCTTAAATGATGGACGACCAACCTTATTTATCTACAAGAGATCTTGCCCACCGCTACGGTATTTGTATCGCAACGGTAAAGAGATGGAGAACTACTACTAGGAGGGGCGAACCAACCGGACCCAAATGGTACGAAGTTCCCCGTCTAGCTATGGAAAGGAAAGCAAATACTCCTTACGTTCGCTATGCCCTCCCCCAAGTTTTAGCTTGGGAAGAAGCAAACTCAGTTACACCTATCAACAGTTTTTAATTATGGCTTTTAACACACCTTTCGAACCAGCTTTTAATGTGCCGGTTAACTTTTCAGTACAGGATAATAAATATCCCGACAGTAAAGAAAAGTATCCTAAAAGAATTAGATTATTTATTCCTTTAGAGTCCGTTTTAGATGTATCTAATCATTGTATGAACTTAGCGGATAATCCCGAAAACCATGCAAAGGGAAAAGTTTACGATATGCGAGATGGTACTTCTAAGGAAGTAGACGGGATTTATTTATACGGCAACGGTAAAATAGGTTCTTTCGATGAAGATGAGTTCGGAGCTTTTGGTACTATCAACCCTAGAAAAATAGAAGCAAAACTAGAAGATGAAGAGGAGGCACCATTTTGAAGTTTCCTCATTATACCCCGAACGTTAGAACTTTTATGGAACATCTAGTAGTAGGACTAGAATGTTTTGATCT